AATAAATGAACTATATCGTAAATGGCAAGCAGGTGGTCGTAGAATTATATGGGCAAAGTTAAATGGTTATACTCATATAGGTGCATATGTTTTAACAACACAAGAACAAGTTGATGAAATATATGCGGCTCAATATGATGAAAGTTATAAATAATACTACGAGGAAAAAAACATATGTTAGAAGTCGTACTAATGGCATACGCCATAACAATAATAGGTGGATTAATAATACAGTCCACAGGACTATCATCCATCTAAAATCAATCACATTGTACAAAGGAGAAATCTAATGAAAAAATGGATTAATAATATTGACGCATGGAAAGATTACGGTTTGCTTTTATTAGCTGTAGTGCTTTTTACAGGCGTTATGGCACCACTTACAGTAGTTAAGTGGGGTTTAATTGCTTGGGTCGCTTCCAATTTTTGGGCGAGATACAAAGCATAACAAAAAGGAAAATTAAATGATTAAGAAATTAATATATGTTGTTATAGTTATAGCAGCGTTTACTCTTGGTCACCACTATGGCGAGGACGCCGCTAGGTTAGTAGATAATGTACCTTTACCAAAAGTTACAATTGAAATGCCAGCGACAGAACCTACTGTAGTTGAATAGATTAAAATAAAAAAAAAGGACATCCTCACTTTTGTTTCAAAGGTACTTGGATGTCCTTTTTGTATTTTGTGTGTACGCTTTATCGTACTTGTTGCCTGTCCCATAGTGCTAGACAGATTACTTACTCTCACTTTTATTTCAAAGATACTTGAGCTTTCACCTATACGCCTGTACAACGCCCTACAGGATAAAAACCGTTAGGTCTTATATCTATCACATATCAGCAACAACTCCTTTCGTTGTGGTTGTTATCACTTGGTCAAAGTACGCCCAATATTCGCCTTCACTTTCACCAAAAGTTACATCTTTGTAACTTATAGAACCTAAGTAACCCATGTCTGTATCATACTCTTTTAGTTTGATACCTAACTCACCAGCAGGGTCTGATGTCGTAAGTCCTATAGAAATGTCTGTAATTATTCCGTCTCTATTGATACCTCTTTTAGAAATCTCAACTTTATCACCTATCTTAATAATCATAATATAAAAATCTTTCTGTTATAAATTAGTATTGTCTTCAACATAGTCAGCAAGGTCAGTAAACTTACTATCTAAGTTAGTAGTGTCACATTTAACTTCATGTTTGTTATTGAAGTCATTAATTAACTTAGTCATATCAATATTACATTGAGCAAGTAAACTATCGCATTTATTGTGTAACTCAGCAACAGCATTGAGTGTCTGTATCTTATTCATAATATAACCTTTCGTTTAATATGAGTATACCATATCATATAAATACTTTAAAGTCAAGCGTTATATTGACTTTTTTAATTAAGTGCGACATCCTGACACAGGTTTGTTCACTATTTGTTCTTTTTGAAAGGAGAATATTATGGGATTTTTAACTAAATTATGGACTATGACAGATAGTCTATGGAAACCTAAACCGTTAGTGTTAACGAAAGACATGGAAGTCAAACCAAAGAAGAAAAAGAAATCAACTAAAAAAAAATCAACTAAAAAAAGGAGTTAACATGAATTGCGACAACTGTGGTCATCCTTCACATTGTGGAACACCCTTAATGAAGACCAATGAGGGTAGTGAGTATGAAGTTTGTAAACATTGTAGATGTGAGGAGTGTACTCCAAAGGAATAAATTATGCCAAGAATGAGGGAGTTTACCTTTAATAATGGAAAAGAAGATAAAGTAATAGAAGCAATGTCTTATAAGAAAGCCGTGAAGTCTTATCAGTCAGGTGCAAATAGAAAAGAAGACGGCGATACAGTTAATGTTTACTGGTTAAGTAAAAAAGGTAAAGAAGAAAGTCTAGTACAGAAATTACCTTTAGGTAGAAAAATTAGGCAAGCAGAAATAATTGAGAGAGAAAAGGCGGCACTTAAAGCAGCCAAAGCAGCAGGTGGTAGATAATGGCAAAGTTAGCAAAATCATTTGTACCTCATGTTTCAACACCTAAGAAGACTAGTCAAGGTAAAAGAAAAGGTGTATCTTTCTCTACTATGAACAAAGCTAAGAAACGAGATTTCAAAGCATACAAAGGACAAGGTAAATAAATGGGTCAACCAGTTATACGTTCAGGTTTAGATAAACATGCTGGGCATGCCAGTCCTACTCCTAACCCTTTTCATCAAACAGCATACACAGGTGGGTCACCTAATGTCAATACTAATGGCGCTGCCACTATTCGTAAAGGTGACGCCACTTCTTGTGGAGATCCTGCCGTAGGTGCGAGTTCTACTGTATTTGTAAACGGTAAAGGTGTTCACAGGAGTGGTGACGCAACAGGTGGTCATGGTAGTTGGGTACCAAATAGTGCAACAGGTGGAAGTTCTAACGTAAACGCTGGATAATCTTTATAAATAGTCGTATGGCTATTACACAATCAGGTTATAGAGACGCTCAAACTACTAATGCTTCAAGTAGAAGTGTTAGATTATATAAGGATTTAGCATTATCTTTTGAGAGAAATGATAATACTAAAGATATAATAGTTAAGAAAGACATAGAGGCAGTGAAACAATCTGTCAGAAATCTTATATTAACTAATCATTTTGAGAGACCTTTTCATCCTGAGATAGGATCAAATGTTACAGCAGTATTATTTGAACCAATGAACCCTATCACAGCGAATAGTTTAACAAGAGTAATAGAAGAAACAATTGTAAACTTTGAACCAAGAGCAAGACTAGTATCTGTTAATGCTATTCCTAATCTGGCACAAAATGCTTACAATGTAACAATAAGTTTTTATGTAGTGAACATACCAGGCGAGTTGGTAGAGTTAACTACACTACTAGAAAGAAGTAGATAATGGCAACGAACAAAAAACTAGAAGTAACAGATTTAGATTTTGATACAATCAAAACTAATCTTAAAAAATTTTTAAGACAACAAGACCAATTTACTGATTATGACTTTGAAGGTTCTACAATCAGTTCATTGTTAGATGTTCTAGCATACAACACACACTACAACGGCGTTTATGCCAATGTTCTTGCCAATGAAATGTTTTTAGATAGTGCTGATATGAGAAACAGTATTGTCTCACATGCTAAACATGTAGGTTACACACCAAGAAGTGCAACAGCACCTTATGCTGATGTTAACTTAGTTGTTAATAACGCCACTGGTGCAACTTTAACTGCCGCTCAAGGTACAACATTTACATCTACAGTTGATGGCGTGTCTTACAACTATATTGTAAAAGAAGATACTACAACTACACCAGTTGATGGTGTTTATACATTTAAGAATTTAGAATTATACGAAGGTACTTTAGTTACAAACAAATATACAGTTAACACAACAGACGCCAATCAGCGTTTCTTAATTAAGAATGATATGGCAGACACAACAACTTTATTAGTTAAAGTTCAAAACAGTTCAACTGATACTACTACAACAACATATGCATTGTCAACAGACTTAGCAGATGTATCAAGTACATCAGCAGTTTATTTTTTAGAAGGTGCTGAAGACGAACAGTATGAAGTTGTATTTGGTGATGGTGTTTTAGGTAAAGCATTATCAACAGGTAATATTGTTTCACTTATATACATAGTTACTAATGGTTCAGATAGTAATGGTGCTAGTTCATTTGCATTATCTGGTAATGTAGGTGGTTTTACTGATGTCAGTTTAACTGTAAACACAAACAGCGTTAACGGTGCAGACCCGGAAAGTCCGGCAAGTATTCGTTTCAATGCACCAAAACAATTTGCCACACAAAATAGGGCAGTAACGGCGAAAGACTATGAAAGTAAAGTTAAAACAATTTATTCAAATGCTAAATCAGTTCAAGTATGGGGTGGTGAAGATAATGAAACACCCGTTTATGGCAGAGTATATATCTCTATCAATCCTGTTGCTGGTGCTACACTTACAGAAGCAACTAAGTCAGATATTATAACTCAACTAAAAGATTTTAATGTTGCAAGTATCACACCTGTAATTGAGGATCCAGAAACAACATTTATACAACCAACTGTAACTATAAGGTATGACGCTAAGTCAACTACTAACACAGCTGCAAGTATTAAGTCATTAGTACAAACAGCAATAACAAATTTTAATACAGATAACTTACAAGAGTTTGACCAAGTATTCAGACATTCTAAATTTATTGAAACAGTAAACAAAGCAGACGATAGTATTTTATCAAATATCACAACACTTAAATTACACAAAGCATTTACTGCTACGGTATCAAGTTCAACAACATATACAATTAGTTTTAATAACGCATTATATAATCCACACTCTGGTCACAATTCAGACATGGGTGGTATATTATCTTCTTCTTCGTTTAAAGTATCTGGTGATACTACAAATGATTATTTTTTAAATGATGACGGACAAGGTAATGTAAGATTGTATTATGTCGCAGGTGGTGTTAATGTTTATACAAACAATACACAAGGTACAATAGACTATACAACAGGAAAAATAACTTTAAATAGTTTACATATTTCTGAGGTTGGTAATGTTGACGGTGCCACTTCTACTACCATTAGACTAACAGTAGTACCTAATTCAGTTGATGTAGTTCCAGTTCGTAATCAAGTTATACAAATAGATGAAACAAACACAACTGTTACTGTAACTGCTGATGACTACGACACTACATCAGGTATAGGATACACAACAGCGACAAACTATGCGAGTTAGTAAATGGCAAAATTTGACAAAAAAATAAGTAACTTAGTTTCACGGCAGTTACCTGCCCATATACAGGCAAATCATCCACTATTAGTAGAGTTCGTAAAACAGTATTATGTTTTTATGGACTCAGCACAAATCACTTTATCAAGTGTTAGTGCCTCTGACCAAATAATATTAGAAGCTGCAACTGGTGGGTTTGTTGCCTTAAATGCAACTAACGAATTTGGTAAAGACGCAGGTGATTATATTCTTAGTGAACAAGAGAGTATAGGTGAGTTTACAAAAGGTGAAACTATTACAGGTGCCACTTCAGGTCAAACGGCAACTATACTTGCTGAAGATACAGACGCATTAAAATTATATGTTACAGAAAATAGTTTATTCGTAACAGGTGAAACTTTAACAGGTAGTACATCTGGTGCTCAAGGTATTCTATCAAGGTACAGACCAAACCCTAACGCACACTTAACACAACTGTTAGAGTATGCTGATGTTAACGATACTATAGATGATTTCTTTAAACAATTTAGAAATACATTTTTACAAACTTTACCAAACACACTTACAAATGGTTTAGATAAAAGACAACTAACAAAAAATATTATATCATTATACAAAGCAAAAGGTACAAAAGCGGCAAATGAAATATTTTTCCGTGCCTTGTTTAATGAAACTCCATAATTATATTACCCTACAGTAGATATGATGAGAGTATCAGACGGTAACTTTGATACTGAACAAATACTTAAAACAACACTATCAGCACCTTCTGATGGTAACATGAATAATCTAGTAGGTAAAACAATTACACAAGCAGATATAGTAGGTAATGATACAGTAGATATTGCCAGTTCAGTTGTTGAGAAGGCAACAATATCTACGATATCGTTAAATGGTGTTTCGCATGATGTTGCTACATTTGTTTTAAATAAAGATAGTACAACTGGTACATTTTCAAGTAGTGGAGGTGACGCATTAGTTTTAGATACAGCTGCTGATGAAAATGATAATTTAATTTTAGATGGTACAGATAGTTCATCTACAAATGCAGGTGATAGATTAATACAAAATACTAAATCAATATTTTCTGGTACAGATAATACAGATAGTGATGTTACTATAGAATGTAATGTTGAAAGTATATTAGATGATGTTGATGTTACAGCACCTGGTCAATATTACTCTGTAGGTGAAAACATAAACTTTACAAAAGAAAAAGGTGGTACAGGTGCCATTGCACAAATAGAACAAGTTACATATGGTGTTATTGATAGTGTACAAATAGAAAATGGTGGTTCAGGTTACGCAGTAGGTGACGCATTATCAGTTACAAATCCTACAAGTGGTGATGGTCTTGCAGGTACAGTTGCAGTTGTCAATGGTGGTTTTACTTTAGAAGGTGATACACATGATGACGGTATTCTTTTATTAGAACAAGGTACAGATTTTCAACTTGTTATGGAAGCAGCGACAAACAGTTCTTCAAATGATATAACAAGAATTAGATTGTCAAATAAAGGTGGTGGTTATCTTTCACTACCAACTGTGGGTGTAACAACATCAACAGGTTCAAGTGCTCTTGTATATCCTGTATCTTCAAGTGTAGGTAAAGCATTATCTGCTAAAGTTATTGACCATGGATTTAGATACGAGACACCACCTGAAGTATCGCCAAAACTTCATATACAAATTGATACACTATCAAGTAACTTTAGTTCTGGTGAAACAGTCACAGCTTCGTCTGAGGATTATATGGCGTTAGAGGCATATGAACAAATAGATTTCCCAATATTACTAGAAGACTTTAGACAAGCAGTAATTAGATTAGAAGATTTTGAAAGAGGTGACTTAGTTACGGAAGATGGCGAACAATTTGCATTAGAAGAATTTGTATCAGGCGCCGTACCAGAAAGTGCAAGTCCAGATTTCTTACGAGACGAAACAGATAACGACAGAATTGTATATAACGAATATGTATTAAAAGATAATACAGATTATATTGTGTTGAATGGCACAGATGGTTCATCTACAAATGCAGGTGGTAAAATACAAAGAGACGACCAAGAAACAGCGTCAGGTACTTTTGAAACTTTTGACGCAGCTACAAACATTCTTACACTAAAAGAAACTACAGGTACTTTTGATGACAAAGTTACAATCACAGGTTCTACATCAGGTGAAACGGCAAGAGTAAGAAACTATAATCCACAAGATACAAAAGCAAGTATGACTGCCACAGTAGGTACTGCCATAGAAACAGATGGTAGTAATACAGGTGTTGATGGACAGTTATCAGAAAGTACAAAGAAAGTACAAGACAGTTTATACTACCAAGATTATTCATACATTATTAAAGTTGGAGAAAGTATTACTGAATGGAGAGATTATCTTAAATCTGCCATACACCCTGCCGGTTTTTATTTCCAAGGGGAAGTTGCAATCAAAACACAATTGAATGCTAAGATGAAAACTGGATATACTAGAATATCTGGTCTTACTGAAACAGATGAAGTTGTTGAAATACTATCTGTTATCTTTAGTGAGAAGATTGGTAGAAGACTTGGTACGCCAACTGATGGCACAAGTTTAAGAAGTACACCTCAATTAGGTATAGAGGGTAGTGCTTCGTTTGGTACTACAAGAGATATTACACTTAATCAGGCGATTACTCTTAAATTGCCACAAGATAGTGACACTTCATTTAGGTCAACAACTGTAGGACAAGGATTTGTATATGCAGGTCCTCGTATGAAAACTATAGGCAATCTAGTTTCAGGTGCCTTTGACCATACACCTGATAGAATATTATTAAATACATCAGCAGATGAGAATGACGGATTGTTATTAGAGGACGGTGGAGATATGAAACAAGAATTAGGTCTACGAGATATGGATAGTGGTATCACAATTGCTACTATAAATAGTATTAAATTAACAGGAACAGGTAGTACATCATTGGATGGTGAGGCAAATAGAATAGATGATTTCAGTACAGGTCTTAAAACTAACTTTACTATACCTGCTCAAATAAAAACCTCGCTTGGTTAAACTGAGCGTATAAATAGTTTATGACGGAGAATAAATGCCAGCAATAATAACAAAAGATTTCAGAATACAAAACGCTAACCAGTTTAGTGAGAGTTTCAGCGAGAGCGCAGACACATATTATCTCGCAATAGGTAGACCACAAGCGTTTGCCAATGACCAAGCATTCAATGATGGTACAGATACATCACCTCCAACACCAGTTGATAGTGTAGGTAGTGTAGATTACTATGTTTATGATGATTTAATGAGTGCAAAAAAGATTACAAGTTCAAATGTATCAGCAGTAATACCAAGAAGAAACTGGACAACTGGTACAACTTACGACTATTACAGACATGATTATGGAGAAATAAACTCCGCTGGTTCAGCAATTGCTGCTAACTCAGGTGCAGTAACTTTACATGACGCAACTTTCTATGTAATGAATAGTACCTTTGATGTATATAAGTGTATAGACAATAATGGTGATAGTGCTTCAACAGTAGAACCAACTGGTAATAAAACAACTAGTGTGTTCTCAACTGGAGACAGTTACAAATGGAAATACATGTACACATTAACTGCTTCTGAACAAGCAAACTTCATGTCAACAGATTTTATTCATTGTTCAACTGAAAGTACAGACTACTCAACTACTGCTGGCGCAATAGAAAATGCTAAAGTAACGGCAGGTGGGTCTGGTGGTACTAATGGTACATATACAAATGTTGATATTCGTGGTGATGGTTCAAGTGGTAAAGCAACTGTAGTTGTATCATCTAACGCAGTAACAAGTGTAACAATTACAACTGCTGGGTCAGGTTATACCTTTGCAAGTGTTTTAGCAAGTGATATTGGTAGTGTATCAGGCGCAGATATAGATTTTATAATTTCACCTCCAGGCGGACATGCAACAGATGTTATCGCTGAGTTAGGTGGATTCTTTGTAATGATGAATGTTGACTTTGCAACTAGTGAAAGTGGCGAGTTCAATACTTCAAATGACTTTAGAAGAATAGCATTATTAAGAAACCCAACTGATAGTACAACAGGTTCAACGGCAACTGCTTCAACACTTGACGCAACTAAATCAATTACTTTCTCTGGCACACCGGGTAGTTTTCAAGCAGATGAAAAAATAACACAAGCAAGTACAGGTGCTGTAGGGTTTGTAGTAGATTTTAATTCTACAACAAAAGTTTTAAGATACATACAACCACAGTTTACTAATCAAGGTGTTGATAGTAGCCAAAACTTAACGGCATTTTCTGGAACGAATACAGTAACAGGTGCGACTTCAAGTGCAACAGGTACGCCAAGTTCACATGATGTTACTCCTGAATTAACGGCAGATACAGGTGATATTCTGTATATAGAAAATAGAAAACCTATTAGTCGTGCTTCAGACCAAACGGAGAATGTAAAGTTAATAGTAGAGTTTTAGGAGATTTAAATGGCAACAAACTTTAATGTCTCTCCTTACTTTGATGACTTCTCAGAAGCAAAGAATTTTCATAGAATATTATTTCGTCCTGCTTTTGCAGTCCAAGCAAGAGAGTTAACACAACTACAAACTATCTTACAAAACCAAATTGAAAGATTTGGTGAACATATGTTCAAAGATGGTAGTATGGTAATACCAGGTGAGATAGCACTTAACACAAAATACGAATATGTTAAGTTAGCAAGTCATTCTACTTCAACAGTTTCTAACTTACAAGATTTAATTGTAACAGGTTCTACTTCAGGTATTACAGCAACAGTTGTAAACACAACTGAAGCAACATCAACAGCAGCTGCAACAATCTATGTTGTATATACTGCCTCAGGTACAGACAATGCAACGAAAAGATTTACTGAGGGAGAAACTTTAACATTTACATACAATAGCACATCTTCAACGGCAGTTGTAGGTACTTCAGGTACTTCGTTACCAACAGATAGTAACGCAACTGGTTTTGCTAGTTCAGTAAATGTTCAAGCAGGTGTATATTTTATTAATGGTTTCTTTGTTGCAAATACTGCACAGACTTTAATACTAGACCCATATTCAAACACACCAACATATAGAGTTGGTTTCAATGTAACAGAAAGTTTTGTTACACCGTCAGACGATAGTTCGTTAAATGATAACGCAGCCGGTTCATCAAATGTAAATGCTCCAGGTGCTCACAGATTTAAAACAGCATTAACATTAATTAAAAAAGTTACTACTGAAACAGATGATGAAAACTTTGTAGAGTTACTAAGAACAGGATCAGGTAACATTGAAACAATTATACAAAGAACAGATTACAATATACTAGAAGAAACATTAGCAAGAAGAACGGCAGATGAAAGTGGTGACTATGTTACTAAATCATTTGACATAGATGTAAGAGAACACAAAAATGACGGATCAAATCGTGGTATATATTCTGCTGATGGTTCAAGTTTATTCAATGGATTAAGTTCAGCTAACTCAGAAGCTAGATTAGCAATTGGTTTATCTCCTGGTAAAGCATATGTTCAAGGTTACGAAATAGAAACAACAGGACAAAAATTTGTTACAGTAGAAAAAGCAAGAGACTTTGATACAATACAAAACTCTACTACAAGATTAGCAATAGGTAATTTTGTTGATGTAACAAATGTACATGGTACGCCAGATATAGGAACAGTTTCAGGAGAAACAGAAGCGTTCAAAGAATTACAATTATTTAAAAATGCAAATGCTACCAGAGGTACAAACCTATCTACAACCAATGTTGATGTAGAACAAATTGGTAGAGCAAAACCTAGATACTTTGAATACAAATCAGGTACTGCTGGTGCAACATTAACAAACACATCTTCAATTTATAAATTAGGTTTATTTAATGTTGATATGTTTACACACATTGGTGTTACAAGTTCAGTTGAGTTTGATACAGGTGAAACTCTAACAGGTTCTACTTCAGGTGCAACTGGTGTTGTAGAGGCAATATCATCTAACACATCAACGGATCCTGACCAGTTTATAACTGAGGACGGATTTAACCTTGTTGATGAAACAGATGGTGACGATTTAATTTTAGAACAATCAGTATTTACAACAGTTGTATTAAGTAATGTATCAGGTTCTTTTGCAACTGGTGAAACTATAACAGATGAAAGTTCAAATAGTGGCGTAGTAATATCAGACACACCAGAAAGAAAAGGTGTAACTGAATTTGATTTTGCACAAGTTAAGTCAGTTGGTATGACTGGTTCGCCAAACTTTACTGCTGATACAGTATTAACAGTTACAGCTTCAAATGAAAAAGATGAAAGTAATGTAACTATAGGCGGACTAATTAGTATAGACGCAAACTCAAATGTAGTTAAAGGTAACAACACAGAATTTAATTCAGACTTAAAAGTTGGCGACAACATTGTGTTTGAAGATAACAATGGTAATCAGCAAAGTAGATTTGTTGGTGCGATTGCAAATAATAAATCATTAACATTAACGGCGACTGTAACAGTTGCTGTAACATCAGCGTCAACACAAAGAAGAAGAACAAAATTACAAAACATTAATACTAGTTCTCTAGTATATAAATTACCTGAGAATGTTATCAAAACATTAAAGACTACAGACAATGCAGGTATCACAGATACAAGTCATAAAGTTAGAAGACAATTTGTTGAAACTTTATCATCATCTGGTGTTGCTACATTCTCTGCTGGTGCAAACGAAACATTTGACGCACACTCAGAAGCAGATTACACATTATCAATAATGACTGCCGGTGCAAGTGCAGGTGCTATAGGTGATATAGTGAGTTTATCAGGCAACAACCATGAAGGTGACGCCGTATTCTCATTAACTGGTAGTCCATCAGGTCGTCAAGTACAAATAGATTTAGGTGCTAACTTTGCAACTGCTAAAGTTAAATTAATTGCAACAATAACTAAATCAGTTGCAGGTGAAAAAACAAAAGCATTAGTTTCAGACCAAACACAAACAGTTTCTACACAAGCATTAGCTGAAGAAAGAACAATCAGTTTAGGTAAAGCAGACGCATTTGCTTTAACAAGTGTATTCATGGCACCAGACTTTAGTACGGCAGCAACAACAAGTCATACAGATATTACAGATAGATTTACACTAGACACAGGACAAAGAGATAGTTTCTATGACATTGCTAGAATAGTAAGAAAAGACGGTGCTCAATTACCAACTGGTAGATTACTAATTACATTTAGTTTCTTTACACACGGTACAGGTAACTACTTCTCAGTAGATAGTTATGCTGGTGTTGTAGATTATGAAAACATTCCTTCTTTTGAAAGTCCAACAAAAGGTAAAATACAATTAAGAGACGCATTAGACTTTAGACCTAGAGTAGCGGACAATAGTGAAGTTGTAGGTTATGGTAATGTAGATAGTATCAATGCAAAAAATTATACTGGAGGCGGTGCTTCAACAGTTGATATGCCAAAACCTAGTTCAGACGCAACACTAGACTTTGAATTTTATTTAAGTAGAATAGATGGTATCTTTGTAACTACAGACGGTCTATTTAAACAAGCAAAAGGTACTTCAGCAATTGATCCTCAAAGAGCAGAACCTATTGATGACGCAATGCCTTTATATTATCTAACTTTACCACCATACACTTTCTCTACAGATGATGTAGCGATAACAGTAGTTGATAATAGAAGATATACAATGAGAGACATTGGTAAGTTAGAACAAAGAATTAAAAATATAGAATACTATACTCAGTTATCTCTACTAGAACAACAAGCAGTTAATACACAAATACAAGACGCAGCTACAGGTTTAGATAGATTTAAAAATGGTATTGTAGTAGATAGTTTCAAAGGTCATAATGTTGGTGACACTTTATCAAGTGAATACAGATGTTCAGTTGATATGTCAGAAGGTGAATTAAGACCAGAACATAATACAAACATTGTAAAACTTGTTGAGTTAGCCGCAAATGATACAGACGCAGAAAGAACAACTGCTGGTTATCAAAAAACAGGTGACTTAATAACTTTACCATATACTCATTCTAAGTTAACTGAAAATCCTTATGCAACTAAATCAGTTAACTGTAATCCATTCTTAGTATTTCAATATCAAGGTGATGTTGCATTAACACCAGATGTTGATGAATGGTACGATACAACTAGAAGACCTGATTTAATTGTAAACGATAATAACTTATTTGATACAATGACTAGTCTTGCAGGAACAAATAACAATTTAGGTACAGTTTGGAATAACTGGCAAACTAACTGGTCTGGTCGTTGGGCAAATACAACTTCAATAGCAAGACGAGAAGGTGGAAATATTAATACAACTACTACTACAGTAGGCGGAGATGTTACAACAAGAAGTAGAACAGGTATTACTAGAGAAATTTCAGGTTCAAATGTTGTAAGACAATCTTTTGGTGAAAGAATTGTTGATGTTGCGTTCATACCTTTTATTCGTTCTCAAACAATTACATTCACAGGTACAAGATTAAAACCAAACACAAGAGTTTATCCTTTCTTTGATAATGTTAATGTATCAACACATATAACACCATCTGGTGGTGTGTTAGGTGGTAACTTAGTTACTGGTACAACAGGTACAATTGAAGGAACATTTACAATACCAAATACAGCAAGTGAAAGATTTAGAACAGGTGATAGAATATTCAGATTAACAAGTTCGTCAACAAATGCAACAGATGAGGATTCTGTTGATACTTTTGCTCAAGGTACATATACTGCTCGTGGTTTACAAACAACTACACAAGAAACAGTACAGTCAACTAGAGTACCAATTATTGGTAGACAAACTGTAAGTGAACAAGATACAAGAAGAACAACAGATACTTTTGGTATAACACAAACGTCAGTTAGTGCAAATCCAGATCCACTAGCACAAACATTTAGTGTTGAAGAACCTAGTGGTGTATTCTTATCTAAAGTTGATGTGTACTTTGAAGAAAAAGATGATACAGTTCCAATTAAAGTTTATCTAGTAGAAACTATTAATAGTAGACCTGGTCAAAGAATACTTCCTTTCTCAGAGGTTACGCTTCAATCAAGTGAAGTTCTTACAAGTGCAACTGCTTCAACAGCAACAGTTGTAACATTCCCATCTCCTGTATTTTTACAAGGTGGTAAAGAATATGCAATCATATTAAAACCTAACAGTCAAAAATATAAAGCATGGGTAAGTAGATTAGGTGATACAGATGTGGGTGGTACAAGACGAGTAACACAACAACCTTTATTTGGTTCTTTATTCCGTTCTCAAAATGCAAAACTGTGGACAGAAGACCAAATGGAAGATTTAAAAATTACTTTATACAAAGCTGCATTTGATACAACTACAAACGGTACATTGTCACTAACAAATGATGATATTGAAACTAAGACACTTGATAGCAATGCTATTGAAACAAATGCTACTGCCGGTTCAGGTACAACATTTGGTGGCAACCCAGCAATAATTAAAATCAATCATAGACATCAT